GTGCTTGATGCCCAACACCTCCAACATCCCACGGTGCAACTGCGGCAGGTCGTAAATGTCCGGGGCCATCTGCGCCATCTGAATCACGGCTTGATACTGCACAACACGCTGGCTCAGCGTTGCTGCGTTGGGGTCGCTCACAGGCAAAATGTCCACGTGCTTGTAATCTGTGGCTTTAGCCTTGGGGCCCTCTTCGCCATCGGGCTCGTAGGTGTATTCGTCATCCGTGTAGTCGCGGATGATTGCTGCCAGCAGTTGCAGTTCTTGTTTCAGCGCGTAGTGCACACGGGCCTGAACGGCCGTCATCACTTTTAACTGACGCTCAAGCAGTGCAAGCGTGGAGCCTACAGGCGCATTCGCGCCCATGTCGCTAATTTTCATATCCGCTGTTGCGGCAAAACGACGGCCCTCTTCCACCACGTTGCCCAGCAACGCCATCAGAACTTGGCTCGGCTCTTTGTAAGGAAGCGGTAAGATGTTGTCCCGGATAGCGCCAGAGCCCACATCCACATCGCGCCACTCACCCGGCGCAATCGGGGTGTCATCTCCCTTGATGCGCAAGCCACGCGACTTCAAACCGCCGGGCAAGTTAGACAACGTACCTGCGTCAATCAACTGTCGCATCAAGCTGGTGGCCGACTTGGCAAACCCGCCGATCAAGTGGAACAAGCCAAACCCGTAAGCGCCAAAGCCCGGGATGTACTGGTAATGCACAAAGTGCTGGCGCTTGAGTTTCAGCGTATCGTCTTCTCGCCAGTTGCGGCGGATCGACAGCACCGTGTTTGTGCCGCGGATGAATGTCACCACGTAAGGCAACGCAATGCCGGTGGGCTCTCCGTCATCGTCCTCATCCTCGTAGCCCTTGAGGTCCAAGTCCACGTGGCACTCGTACAGAGTAAAGCGGTCATCGTTCAAGTCACTGAACCCGGTCTCTTTGTCCTTGGCTTTGTTGATCTCGTCGGTGGCTTTGTCAGGCTCACCCAAGTCCGCGTCCACATAAAACCCGGCTTGCTGCAGTTTGACGATTTCATTTTTTGTCTTACGCATCACGTGCGTAACGCGGTAGCAAGTCTGGATGTCCGATGTGCCGTACGGCAGCAAGATGTCCTCTGCGGGGATAAAAATCGAAACCTGACGTCCCAAACTGGGATCAAAATAAACTTTCTTGAACGCCGATCCGGTAGCTGGCAGCGACCACAGCATGCGCTCATGCTCGGGGCGGAACTCGTGCATGTTCTCCGTGAGTTGGAAATTCATATCCTCCTCAACCCGCACAGCGGCAGCTTTCTTCTCTGGCGTCTCCTTGCCCACAATCTTTGTACGCACAGGCCCACGGGCCGGAAACGTCTCGGTGATTGTCTCTGACTGAAACCGGACAACCGCCTCTGTAATCATCGGATGAAACACGCCCGATGCACCGTTCCACGGCTCTGTGCGCTCCTCCATCTGCAAGCCCAAGAGTTTCAATCCCTCGGTGTAGGCTTTCTCCCAGTCCTTGCGGCTGTTGCGGTCATTGTCGATGTCATCGGCCAAGTCTCCCGCCATTGTAGTCAGGGCACTATCGTCCATGAATTCGGCCAAGTTGGCGTCGAAGTCCTCGTCCGTTGGCTCGCCTTTTTCGATGGAGATGTCCAGCCCGTCGGCGTGAATGTTCACAGCTTCAGGGTCAATAATCTCGATTTCCAGCGGTTCTTCCATCTCGGCGGCTGCCGCAATACCTGCTGGCTGCTGATACAGCGCTTTGTCAATGTTCGTTGCCATGTGTGTTCCTAGTAATATGCCGCCCTGCGGCGTTGGTAAGTGCGGTCTTCTTGCTCATCGGAATCAAGTGGGATAAACCCGCCCCGCCGAAAGCGTAGCAGTGCTTGAGAGGTGGTGTCAACGTAGTCATCGTTCTCGCCGTTAGGGAAAGACGCAACTTCTTCGATCACTTCCCGTGCCCAGCGTGTGTCCGGTGCCCAGACTGTACCGGACGCAAACAAATCTGCAACTGCGTTAAGGCGCACAATTTTATCGTTGCCCCTGCTTGGGCTGAACTCTTCCACCGGTATGCCCGTGGCCCGCAGTTCTTGGATCAGTGGCGCACCGGCGGCTTTCTTTTCCACGATGAACGCATCAGGCTCCCACTCCCGGTAGTGTTTGAGCGCAATTGCTTTGAGTTCCGGAAATGCCATGCGGTCTTTGAACGCATCGAGCAGTATGACCTGCGCCTTGTCGTGCTCTTCCTCGTTGTAGAACACGCCCCACGTTGTGCACGCAGAGTAGTCGGCGGTGGTCTTGGCCTCAAACGCCGTATCCCAGCTCTGGATAATATAGTCACACCTTGGCGGCTCGTCGCCCAGCCACACACGCCAAGACTTGCGCGAAATGATGGCCGCACTGTTACTCGTGGGTTGCTGCATGTACTGGGCGTTCCAATACTGGGGGTCAATGCTGGCTTTTGTCGCTTTGAGTGTGGCCAGCGGCCACTGCTCTGGCCAGAGCGACTTCTCGTTTTCTGTATCCTCGTGCAAGATGGCGGGCAGCTCTACGATTTCCCACGGTTCTGCGTTGGGGTTCTTGGCTTGGTAGTCGATCAAGCGCCCGGTCAGGTCCAACTTACCCCAGCGAGTCATCACGATGATGATCGCACCGCCCGGCATCAGTCGCTGGAGCGGGCCTGTTTGGAACCAAGACCATGCAGTGTCGAAAGCCAGCCGTGAGTTGGCCTTGACGTCCTGTTCCGAGTGAGGGTCATCAATAACGAACAAATCAGCACCACGGCCAGCAAGAGCACCGCCGACACCGGCAGCATAATACTGACCGCCAGCGCTTGTAGACCATTTACCAGCCGCTTTTTGGTCGTCAGCCACTTCTGTCTTAGGGAAAAGCCCACGGTAGTCCTCATCAGCTAACAGATTTCGTACCCGCCGACCAAAATCTTCGGACAAACCGGCCGTGTGCGTGCCCATGATGATCTTCTTCTCGGGGAAGTTGCCCAAGAAGAACGCTGGGAACAGGTAAGAACTGAACTCAGACTTACCCATACGTGGCGCAATGTTAATAATCACGCGCTTTTTAGTTCCCGCAATCACTTCAGAGAAGATTTTGGCCAGCTTCCTGTGGTGCGGCCCAACTTTGAAACCCGGATAAACGGATTTGGCAAACGCAATCATATCAGTGCGTGCCAAATTCTTCTGTTTGTGTTCTTGCGCTTTGTCCAGAAGCTCCAACGCCTCCAACTTCTCGGCCGCTGTCAGCTTGCCGAGGTTTTTAAACAGCGCTTGCGCTTGTTCAGGCGTCAGTGTTGCTGCTGTCGTCATCTTGCGCGGGGGTTTGTTCGGGGGTGACTTCGGTAATAACTTCGGTGGTGACTTCGGTAATGTCGGTAACCTCTGCGTCGGACACGTCCATGAACTTGGCTAGCTTTTCTTTCAGGCGCTTATCAATCTCGTCCTCGGTCATGTCCATCTTCTTGACTTCGATCTTCTCGGTGAACAAACCGATCTCTGTGACCTTGCCAAGCAGCCCCAGCGCCTTGAGTCTAATGTTTGAGTTGGGGTTCTCGCACTCTTCCAGTATCTTTGCCACCGCATACCCGCGCAGCTCTTGCGCTTGGTGCACAAACTCCCAGTCATAGGCCGTCAGCATTCCCACCAAGTGCTTCACTGCCGCAGGGGTTTCTATTCTGGAGACCATGTCATGCTGGTCTTTGAGCGGGGATGCGGTTGTCAGCGCCGTAAATGTTTCACGTGCTTGCTGCTTTTCCAACTCGGACACCGTCTCTTCTGTATCCGGCACGCCCATTTGCTTGAGCCAGTCGTTCGTACTGATCTTGCCGTTGAGTAGCTCAACGGGCACAGCTTTATCCGCCGGGGTTGGCGCTTGGGATTTGGGTAGAACTTCGGGGTCGAAGTCGAGGAGGTGGTCTAACATTTGTCCTGACGGAGTTTGCGGGTTGCTTTCCCGATGGCCGCAGTATATACTTATATCCGGCTTTGGTGCAACTTTGTTTTCAAAGTTGGTTCATTGCTTCTCCTTGGGTTGAAAACCCCTTAACCCCCCACGGCAACGCGGGGGGTTTTTTTATGCCCGAGATTTTTTGAAATTTTTATAAAATTTTTTGGAGGGTGCTTAATTTTTAAGCAGGGGGGTGTGTGCTTGTCTAGGGTTTTACAAAGTGGTGGGAGCGGGTGTGAAACAGTGTTGTACTATGTGGCCGACGGTTCGCCGTAAAAGGGACTATGGGGGTACGGTGGGGGTCAGAAATAGTGCTTTTTGACCCGTTTATTGGGTAGTCGAGGCCGATCAAACAGGGCTATCCGTAAACTGAAGTTGTCTCGGTGGGATTGGCTTGCCGAGACAATCAACTCAATAGGAAATCATCATGTCGAAACTGACCATTCAACAATTCGCTTTCAACACCGGCGCAATGAGCCGCAAAGTCCGTGAGGCCGCCGACCCATTCCATGCGGCATACCTTGAGGGCACACCCGAGCAACGCAAAGACCTGCGTCAACGGTGGATGCTTGGCCACCTTGAGGGCCAAGGCGTGAAGAACGTAGAGAGAATTCTCTCTGAGGGCAAAGGTGCGGGTGCAAAGCCCGAGAACATCAAGGCCATCGACCGTGCGAGTGCCGACTTCCGCTACATGGTGATGCGCCCCGAGCCGAAAGACGCCGCACCTGCGACATCCAAGCGACTGTCCAAAGACGTTCGCGCACTTGCCGCCGCCTACCTTGCCAACTTTGAGAGCGCCGCCGATGCTATCGCCGCTTTGCGTGCCGTAGCCAAGTAAATGCGAATGATTCTCAGAGAGATTTCTCTCTCAAACACAACGGGCGGGGCTTGCCCGTTGTTTCATCCCATGTCTAACGCACTGGCCATGCGTGTTTTTTGGAGAAACTTCCATGCGTAACACCAAGCAACCCACCACCGAAACCGTCACTCAATGGCGTGACCAAGCAGGCGCACTCTGGTGCGCCCAGATACACTACCCACGGGGAAAGCGTGACCCCTACTGGGTCGCAAGCGTAGCAATGGTAGGCACAACCATCAGCATCCCCTGCGCCTCCATGTCCCAACTCTGGCATGAAGTAGGCATCCGACAACAGCAGGCACTGCCCGGCTTTTGAGAGAGAATTCTCTCTGGCCCCCAAAGTGTTGTTAAAAAACCACTGTCCGGACTGTCCAGTTACTTTCACACATGAAAGCAAAGCGTGGACGGCCGCAAACCCGCATGGTTGCGTGGCTCCAAGAAAACTGTCCTTTCTTTCTATATATATTTATATAGATATAGATAAGAAGAGTAGCTTTTATATGTTGGCACGTATGCACACACATATACATGTATATAAAATTAAAGGTGAAGCCTGTTCCTTTTTTATTTTGGCAAGAATAAGTGGACAGTCCCCCGAGAAACCCAGTAACCATGCGGGGCGTAGGCTGTCCAGCCCTTGCGTTAATGTGTGAAAAAATTAGGACAGTCCGGACAGACCGTGTACAATTCGTAATTTTAAGGAGTAAAAGTATGGAAGATAACCTTCAACCCGCTTGGCTGGCCATGAATTCGGCCCGTTTGGAGCGCCACTTGCGTGAGCACAAGTACCCTGTACCCATAATGCGCGACATCATGCAGGCTGTTGCCTTGGCCAAGGCACGACAGCGCAAGAACAGAATCAGGGCCACCGTGTCGCACCAGTTGTGGGATGACATCTTGCAAGCCGCACGAGACGAGCTTGGCGTAGTGCGTACCATGAAGTCTCAATCCAAACGACACGCAGGGCCACCCGCCAGCAGTGCAGGGACTGTGGCCAAGTACACGGCACTGTGTGCGTATGAAGACGTGCTCGTTGAGACGGTCGCAAAGCTGGTCAAGCTACAAAAGGCAGGCGAGTTTGCACCGGGCCAGTTCGTGGCCTTCATCAAAGAAGAAACGGGGCGCGACATCCCCAACAACGGCGAGCACTGGTCAGACTACGTCAGCGCCAAAGACAGACGCCATGTGTGTGCGCTGTTCGCTGACGTACCCGATCCGACCAGAGGTAAAAGAAAGGTGCCGTTCGAGCGCCGCATATCCCGCGAGGAGCACGTCATCAAACGTGCGGCACTTGTAGGCCAGATGAAGAAAGCGCAGGACGACTTGGACACAGAGCGCAAGATCACAACCAACCCCGAGGCGATCAGCGCACTCGATGTGCGGGAGATGGACTTGCAACGCGCCTACATTGCGCTCGATACCCTAAAACCAAACAGGCCCGTGCCTGCAAGATGGCAAAGCCTGACCGATCTCTTTTAACCCAGAGAGATTTCTCTCTGACCCGGCTGTGCTACGCCGCCCGCACAGCCGGTACTACCCTGAACAGGGCGGCATCTGAAACTGGAGAAGTAAATGAAAGCGATACAACTAGACCACGATATGTTGCTCGATGCGGCAAGGCTGATGGAGCAGCAAGGCGGTAGCTTTGCAGGGCACATCGCAAGAGCGTTCTACTGCGCCGACACAACCAACAGGGAGCGCCTACTCACTGCGTTCGATGACTTGTTCGTCAATTTCTACAAACTGCACCGCATCGAGCAACGTAACCAAGGAGAAATGTAATGAAAGACAAAGACTTCCACTTCTACGCTTCCAGCGTAGCGCAATGGGCTACGACCGATGACAAGCGTGACCTGCCTGCACTGCTCGACCTGATGGACAAGGACGGGTATACCTACGCCCTGTTCCTTGTGCCTGTGCCCTACACAGCGGACTACGAAATCAAGATGTACCAACCCCACGTGGCGGGTACTGAGTACCTCGGCACGTTCACACTGCCCAAGAAGAAAGCCCGTAGATGAATCCGTGGGACACCCTGTCCCACAGCGCCTTGATGGGTGGCGACCATACCGGTATACCCATCAATTCCAAACTTGAAACTAAGGAGAAAGCAAAATGCCTACATGGAAAGACGCACGAGAAGCACACCAGTTCATGGACTTGGTGTTCCTAAAAGCCGCACGCATCGTTGCTGACGGTGCGTTCAGACGCATCGGCCCCGGCCCCGGCGGGTACGACCAAGTCGTAGAGGGACGCGAGTGGTTCAACCAACAGCGCCAACGTCACCAACTGCACCCTGCTGTGTACGACATGATGACCACGCACATGTACCGAGCACACAACTGGCATCAACTGCTCCTTGAGTGGCCGCACAAGTCCATCACTGACCCCAACCGCCTAGCCTACACACGGGATGAGCGCAGTGCCATGCACAACGGGGACAGCGATGCCAAAGCAGTCATCACAACGATCGGCAAGTACTTGACGCGGCACTTCCCTGACGCACCATCAAACCTTATCCGTGACATCGTTGCACAGTACACATACGGCGGCTCGACTGTCATCACCAAGGACATGGACGCTATGGTCAACGCGGTCATCAGCGGGCCTCGCTCATGTATGAGTCCTCGGTTCGACATCCTGTGCGATGACCGAGAGGAGCGCCATCCCTACGCCGTGTATGACCCATCGCTTGGCTGGGGTATGGCTGTGCGGACTGACACTGATGGCATGGTGCTCGGTCGTTGCCTTTTGCACGAGAGTGAGGACGGCAAGGGGTTTGTGCGCTCCTACAAACGTGAGCGTGAGTACAGTTCATCCTCCGGTGCTGACGAGGCTATCGAGGCGTACCTCAAGGGGCTTGGCTATGCCAAGTGGCGCGGCTGGCCTGACCACATACGCATCATGCGCTATCCGCTACGAGGTGAGGGGTTCCTGATGCCCTACATTGACGGCGGCAGTCAACACGTTGACGAGGACGGCGATAACCACTTCCGCATCTCAGACTACAACGGGTGGGAGGCGACCAACACCAGCGGTATGCTCAACGCATACGCCTGCACCTGTGAGGACTGCGGCAACGGTATGGACGAGGACGACAGCTACACTGTCGGCTACCACCATGAAACTCGTGTCGGTTCGTGCTGTATCGACGAATACACCGAAGTGTATGGCCGCAGGGCTGAGCAGTACTACGTGCACAGCGGCGATGCAGTAGAGGCGGACGGCGAGTACTACCACGACCAGTACCTTGACGACAACAACATCGTGGAGCTAAACAACGGCGACTACACACACCGCGACAACGCTGTGTATGTCGAGTCTCAAGATACGTACTACCACATTGACGACGAGGACATCGTGTACGCCGAGGACACCAGCCAGTATGAGTTACGCGAGGACTGCTGGTGCTGTGAGGAATCGGGCAACTGGTACACCGATGACGAGGACAACGTAGAGGTGGACGGCAAGCTGTACCACCCTGACCATGCGCCTGAGACTGAAGAAACAACCACCGAAACTGATGGAGAAACTAAATGAACAAACAAACTATCCTGTACAAGACCCTTGCCCGTGCACTCTCAATGATGCGCCCACACAACAGCGAGGGAACCAAGCGACTAACCGACTGGCTTGAGGCCAGCGCACCAGCACACGCCCGTGTGCACCGAGACGACATCGGCAACCTGCACGTCGACACACGCACGACCAAAGACCACCGCACTTTGTTCGTGGCACACGTTGACACTGTGCACCGCAAGGAAGGCCCCAACAAAATCAACAAGACCCTCACGCACTGGCACGCTGACGGGGCAGCTTTGGGGGCGGATGATGGCGCGGGTGTTGCGATGCTCATGCACCTGCTACACGCCGGTGTGCACGCTTACTATGTGTTCACTCAAGGTGAGGAGTGCGGCGGTATCGGGGCGACGTGGCTTGCCAAGCACAGGAAAGACTTACTCGCTGAGTTCGACCGAGCGATTGCCTTTGACCGCAGGGGTATCGACAGCGTTATCACGCACCAAGGGATGTCTCGCACCGCATCCGATGCGTTTGCCGATGCACTCAGCGCCGCGCTCAATGCCGAGGATACCCTGATGTACCTGCCCGACAACACCGGTGTATATACAGACACGGCCGAGTTCATCGACATCATCCCCGAGTGCACCAACATCAGCGTGGGCTACTACTCTGAGCACAGCGACAAAGAATCTTTGGATGTGGTGCATTTTGTGGCGTTGGCCGACAGGGTTGTGCGTATCAACTGGGATGGGTTGCCCACTGACCGTGACCCCAAGGTGGTCGAGGACTGGCGCTTGGCATGGACTCGCACATCGAGCTACGACACATGGATGACGGGTGTCAGCAAGGATGCGGCCGAGTGGGACAAGTACCACTACCTTGACGATGCGGACTACGACATGGACTCCTACACCATCGAGTTACAGGAGGCGCTGTATGACGCACAAGCGGGCAGTAAGCAGTGGCTCATCGAGCTGATGTGCGAGTCCGTGTGGCCCGAAGACCCAGAGATGGCCGAGCGCCTGATCGACCGCAAGAAAATAGATGAGCGCCTGTTGTCTGATGCGCTCAAGGCCAGCACCACCTACGACCCCGACATTGTGCTTGCCAATATCTTTGACCAAGCCTACGCCGACTAATTAACCAAAGGAGAAAGTAAATGAAACGATACACAGGCCCAGCCAAGCCTATACCTACGCACATCGAGATCGTCAGCGACAAAGCAGAGCGCGTGATCTTCCTTCTGTTGGCCTTGTTCTTGGCCGTCCACCTTTACTTGGAGTGAACTATGACCGGACTTCCCTATCAACAAACTCTTTCTGACCTACAGAAAACACTAGACGCAGCTATTAAAGATTGCAAACGCTACGCAAGACCTGCGCACGCTGTGCGTAACTGTCCCTCTGACCTGCAAAACGAAGACCAAGCGTGGCGGCGTAGGCAGAACCTTGAGTACCAAATACAACAGCTAAAAAAGAGTGAAAAAATTGCTTGACTTCTGTCAAGTGCTAGACAAATAATCGCAACCCAAGGAGAAACTAATGGACAAAACCAAAACGATACCGATCATTCCGGTAGGTCATCCCGACTTCAAATGGACATCAGGCGCTGACGTGCAAGCCACGTGGCGCAAGTACGGCTGGACACCGCCCTCGGAGAAGATGACGCCCCCACCACCCCCGCTACCCTCATTCTGTGAGCCAACACAGCCCCCTTTCCTGCGCCGATTCAAATAACAAAAGGAGAAACCGTGCCCGATATCCAATCCGCACTGCAAGCAGCGCTTGCAAAGACCGTCAACGCATGGGCAGAGGACGATGAGGCCCATCAAACGATTGAACCAAAAAAGGAGAAAGCAATGAAGGATTTACCCGCACCGCAAGACAGCCGCATCACCAACAACGTATGCCGCACCACGTTCGACTTTGTGCGTGACAACCCCGGCATGACCCGTACAGAGGTAACCAAAGAGCTAGCCAAGAAGGACTTTAACCCGGGCTCTGTGTCTTCACTGCTGGGGCAGATGATTAAGCAAGGCATGATGCGCGAAAGCGCACACCTGCTCTACGTTACGATCAACGAGTACACGCCGATAAAGAACGCCAAGAAAAAGAAATATGCAAAGACTGAGAAGACCACGAAGGTTAGCAATGCCGCACCCAAGGTGCTATATACCCAAGCTATATACCAGCCCGTGCCGGAGCAAGCCGCAGTACCCGAGTGGACGCCCAGCGGCGTCATCGACAAGCTAAATGTGCGCCAAGCCTTGGCCTTGTACGCTGAGTTGCGCAACATCTTTGGGGCGTGATATGCCCTGTAACTGCAAACCCACATCGCCATTCCTATGGCACAAAACCCCGCGCGACAGCATCTTTATGGCCGACCACACCTTTCGAGCTAAGGGTAAGGACGGGCGCGGAGGTTCCGAGATTTCCTCGGCCACCGTTGAGGCACAGCGCAAGCAGGGCAAGTCGCCCGGAAACATCCACAAGTTGGGCACAACTACCAAAGAGAAAGAAGAAGCGCTGCTTGCATACAAACTGTTCGGCATTTACAGCCGCGCCAAGTCAAGCGTTAAGCCTTCGCTTAACAAACATGAAATACCAAAGGGGAAGCTATGAAACTGTTTGAAGTACCAAAATACAGCCGCATCAAAGTCGGTGGCATGGAGTTGGATTTCCACCACATTGACGGGATGTACAGCTATTGCATAGACAGCAAAGGCAACACCCACCACATTCAGGCGTGGGCTGATGTCGAAGTGCTTGGGCCTTACGAAAAACCCAATGAGGGTACAAACATACCCAAAGGAGAGAACGCATGACAGCCATCATCGACTGCATCAAAAACCTGTTCGCCCGTGTAGCGCCAGCCGCTACAGACGAGCATTGCCCCCACTGCTACGGCCTTGGCTTTGACTACAGCGGCCTGACTTGCATTTGTGTGAGGGAGAAGAAATGAGCGAATACTACGACGAGATGGCCGGCGACATCGCCCTTGCCGAACAAGCATGGGAAGAACGAGAAGCACGGCGCAACTTCCGCACAGAGGTATGGACAACGAAGGATGGGCGGCGCATTGACATCAAGGACATGGAAGACAGCCACCTGTACAACGCCTACAAGCACAGCCAAAGCGGCTTGCTGTTCCGCGAGATGGTGCTGCGACTGTTTGAAGAAAGGATGAAGAAATGAGCATCGTTGACTTTATGGATGCTCACTTCTGGGCGCTGTGGTGGCTGTGCGTTTGGGTGGCTACTTGTATTGCCAACTGGGGGATCAAGAAATGAGAGACACGATAGACATGGCCCGTGAAGCTGGCTTCATTCTGGACATTCTGGAGCAAGGATTCTTGTTGCGTGTTACAGGAATTGAGGAAGACCTCAAAGCCTTTGAAGCCCTTGTTCGTGCTGATGAGCGTGCCCTTGCAGCACAGCCAGCACCTGACCATATTCCTGACGTTACGAAAATGGTCGCAGCACAGCGGCAATGGGTTGGGCTGACGGATGAGGAGCGCATGGAAATTTACAACAAACCATTGACGATAGCGTCTTGTATTGGTGCAACAGAAGCCAAACTTAAGGAGAAGAACACATGAACAAAATTGAAGCACTCGCCGCAATCAAGCTGCTGTCCGCACTGGAGTCGTGGGCAATGAGCCAGCAAAGCCGCCTCCCTGACTACCTGCATGACCACCTGCAAGAGTCGATGGATGTGCTGGAGCGCATCTTGCTGGAGAAGCCGCAAGAGAAATACATCCACGGCACACCGCTGCTGGACGCCATGACCAAGGGGGATGCATGAAAACAATAATCCACGTCAACCAACACGTCATCAAAGCTAACGCCAAGGACGGAACGAACAACCCCGTGCTGACGGTTAAGACATACAAGGAGAACCGCTATGCCCATGAGGTGGTTATCAAGGGAGACAGCAAGGTCGTGTACTCAGCGGACAAGCCATTGTCCTGCGGTGCGCGGGTATGGATAGAGACGCAAGCAGAAGTAGAAATCATCAACTAAGGAGTTCACATGAAAGAAACATTTTGGGACGACTGCTCATCGCAAACGGTTGAGCGACACGACAACACCTCGTTTGTGGTCATGGGTTCGGGCTATACCCATACTGGCGAAACATCCACAATAGCGGTAGACACGGGCAACGGGTTCATCATCAGGTTCCTGTCCAACAACATCACGCAACAGGACTACTACGTGTGCCTTGACTATGGTCAAGCGTATGACCTGATCCTAGCAATGTCAGCATTTAAAAAAGAACTGGGGTTTGTATGAAAGTAAATGAAAAAGCAGCACTGGAAAATCTGGTGCGGGTATGTGAGGAGTCACTGTCGCTGATACGGCAGTTGATTGAGTCCCAAGACGCGGCCTACACCGCGGGCTATGAGGATGGTATGGCGGCCCAGCAAAAGGTGCAGGCGGCTATCCTACGGGAGCAACACGGTGACATTTAACTGTCATCTGTCAGGCATACGATAAACCTGCAGCATGTCGCTGCGTTCAGGAGTTAAACATGTTTAAATTTGAAATGGCTATTGGTTGGTTGGGTAACGGCACTGTCAAGATCGAAACAAACGACTTCGACATCATCGAGACGCTCAAAGATTTCATCGAGTTCCAAGAAGCCGAAGGCTGGATTGGCGCGTACGAATTCAGCTCTATCGACGAAGACGCTGAAGAAGATGAAGACGAAACTGACGAAGACGAGACTGACGAAGAAGAGACTGCTTAATAGACAACAGTGTTGTTTATTTGACTACAAGCACTAGGGGGCTCCGGCCCCCTTTTTCTTTTGCTTCTTGGCCGCATGGCGCTCGTCGTGGTGGTGTATTCGGTGGCAGTTGGCGCACAAGACAACACACTTCTCTACCTCTTTCATAGCCAGCGCGTACCTCCCGTTGCTCACGAAGCCGTTAACGCTACCGGTCTTGGTGCTGGGGTCTGTATGGTGAAAGTCCAGCGCGGCTGAGTGGTTGAACCCACACTGGGTACAACACAGCGTGGCCTTAAAATCCTTCCACTCTTTTCGCAAGACCGACCGCTTTTCATTGGTGCGACGCTTAGTTTCTTCTTTTGTTTTTTGGTAGTGAGCTGCGGAGTAGGCTTTGTGTTTCTCTCTACGAACGTCGGGGTCTTTGTACGGCATCAGAGCTTCAACCTCCAATACAGGGTATTTTTGAACCCCCAAGGTTTTGTCGGTTGAAACATCTTGAACCCGCACGCAATCAGACTGTTCGCTGACGCAGGGTTATCCGTGGTATCTGTTACGAGCCAGTTCCATCCAAGAGCTTTTGCTTGTCGGATTCGGACACGAATAAGCTCTTTCTGTATCCCCTGTCCACGAGCATCTGGCACAACACCAGCGCGACACAAGTAACCGCAGTCAGTCCAGCTAATAGTCCGCGTAAGACCAGCAAAACCAATATCAACGCCATCTTTAGAAGCAATCCACCAACAGCCGTAGTTCGTGTCAACAGGTAAGTCATAGGGTAAGCAAGTGCTTTGGAGTGCCGACAATTTGGTCTGCACAGAGTCTTTGCGGATGTCAACACGTTTAATCATGGACGTATTGAAAACGCCCCATGTGAAGGGCTTGTTACAAGGAACGATTGTGTAGTATAATCAAGCCGTTACACAAACTAACCCCATCCACTACAAAGGAGCGCACCAACCAATGAGAACCTTCGCTACGAAGAATATACGAGAGCTGCTTCGCGCTGCCCCGGATGGGCTCGATGTTGGCACGATTGCCAACAATCTTAACCGAGAACCTAGCAACATCCGCACGAGGCTAAAAGAAATGCCGGACGCATACATCGACAGGTGGGTGCGCCAGTACGGTAATCCCCCCATGGCAATCTGGTGCGTAGTTGTGCCACCAGAAAACTGCCCCCGACCAGACGCACAACCAAGGAGAAAAGACAATGGCCGCAACACCTGAAAAGAAGGTCAAAGATGCAGTGCGCAAGATACTGAACAAGTACGGCGTCTACCACTTCATGCCTCCCGGCATGGGGCTTGGGCGTGCAGGTATACCCGACATAATCGGCTGCAAGAACGGCAAGTTCATTGCTATCGAGTGCAAAGCAGGCAAGGGCAAAGTGACCGCGCTTCAAGAGCGTGAGTTGGTTGCAATTTGCAACGCAGGCGGGTTCACATTCATAGCCCGTGAAGATTGTTTAGAAGAACTTGAAAAGGAGTTGTACCGATGGATAAGCTGACACAAGAAGCGTGGGACGACACGGTAGCGGCCTTGAGCAACAGCGACACGGCTCTGCGCGATCACTTCGGTAGGCTGATACTGATGCTGGCCAAGTGCTACAACCCCGACCTGCCCAACAAAGCCGTCGTGCTACTCGATACTGGAGAGTCGATGCTGACGTTCTGCGTTGGCGCTGATGACATGGAGCTGGCCGATATGGTCGGTCACGCAAACGAAATGGCGCAAGCAATGGTGCTGCGCGATGCACCACCCAAGGAGATGTTTAATTGACTGCACCATACGACCGCATCATTGCCGTGGACTTCGAGACACGGTGGGACAGCAAGGACTACACGTTGTCGAAGATGACAACAGAGGAGTACATACGTGATGATAGATTCAAAGCATTTGGGTGTTGCTTCCACGAGTATGGAAGTGATGATCCAATCGTGTGGGTTGGAGGACGCGACCTACCTGAGTACGTTGCTGGGATCGACTGGAGCAGAACAGCCGTTCTTGCCCACAACGCCCAGTTTGATGTCTCCATCCTCTGCTGGAGGTACGGAATCAAGCCCGCCTTCATCTTTGATACGTTGTCGATGGCGCGTGCTCTTCGCGGCGTGGAGGTTGGCAATAGTCTCGCCCGACTTGCGACAGATTTTGGTCTTCCCGAAAAAGGGCGAGCCGTCCATTCAACCAATGGCCTTGTGGAACTGCCAGATGAGATCGAACACGAACTTGCCGAATACTGCAAGCACGACGTGTTTCTATGTGAAGAAATCTTCGACAGGCTCTCCTGCGGCTACCCCGCCAAGGAGCTGAGACTTATTGACATGACCCTGCGCATGTACACCAACGCCTGCCTTGAGTTAGATCGGGAGATGTTGGCCAACGCATTAACTGAAGAAGGAGAAAAACGTGAAGGACTATTACAGAGGCTCGGCGTGGAGGAGACTGCACTTGCGTCGAACCCGCAGTTTGCGGAGGTTCTCACCGCCATGGGCGTCAATCCTCCGACCAAAATCAGCAAGACAACGGGCAAGGAGGCATTTGCTTTTGCAAAGAATGACGCGCTATTTCAAGCGCTGCTCAATGGTGAACGTGAAGACGTTGCCCTTATTTGTGAGGCTCGCCTTCGCGTTAAGTCAACGACCGAACGCACACGAGCACAGCGTTTCCTCGACATCTCCGGCCGGGGCCCGCTTCCTGTCCCCCTATCGTATTACGGCGCGTCAACAGGGCGCTGGACTGCGGCCAAGGGTTCGGCCATAAACATGCAGAACTTGAAGCGCGGCTCGTTCTTGCGCAAAGCGATCATGGCTCCCGAGGGACATCAGCTTGTGGTGGGTGACTTGTCTCAGATCGAGCCGAGGGTGCTGGCATGGTTTGCCGACTACGAAGACCTGCTGGATATTTTCAAGTCGGGGCAAGACGCTTACGCGCAGTTTGGCGCACAGATGTTTAACATCCCCGGCCTGACAAAAGAAACGCATCCCGATCTGAGGCAGTCAGCCAAGTCCGCTTTGCTGGGCTGCGGTTATGGTCTAGGGTGGGCTTCGTTCGCTGCGCAGTTGCTTGTCGGGTTCCTTGGTGCACCGCCTGTGCGCTACGGGAAAGAGTTTGCAAAGAAGCTCGGGGTGGACAAAGAATACATCGAGCGCTTCGTTGGGTGGGAAGACAACGTGGCCAAGCTCAAGCTGATTCCGCACACCTGTACGGAGCGTGAGCTGCTGATCCACTGCGTTGCGGCCAAGAAGATCATCGACGTCTACCGCAGCACTGCGCACCCGGTGGTTAGCTTCTGGGATATGTGCTCCAAGCTGATGGAGAAGTCGCTTTACGGCGGTGAAGAGATGGTGTATAAATGCGTCACGTTCAGAAAAGAAGAGATCATCTTGCCCTCGGGCATGAAGCTCAAGTATCCGAACTTACGTAACGAAGTCGATAAAGAAACAAAGCAACGCAATTGGGTGTACGGTGAAGCAGGCGTTAAGCCGACCAAGCTGTACGCCGGTAAGATAACGAACAACATTGTGCAGGGAACTGCGCGTGTGGTGATGACAGACGGCATGCTACGGGTGGACAAGAAGTACCCCGTGGTAGGCACAGTGCATGATGAATTGCTCTGTGTCGTGCCTGACGATGAGGTCAAGGGAGCCGTTGACTGGGTGCTGCAACAGATGATTGTGGAGCCCAAGTACATGCGCGGCATACCGCTGAACTCAGATGTTGGTGCACACCGCCGTTATGGTTTGGCAAAAGGTTAACAACGAAAGGAGAAGTGCGTGAGTACATTAACACTACCAAAGAAGATTAAGGTTGGGGATAACTGGTACAGCGTTGACATCGCGGAGTCGATGAAGGAGCGGCTGTACATGGGGGAGGTGCACTACGCCAAGCGCACCATCACGCTGGCAAGGAAGTCGTATCACGGCGTACCGCTGAAACTGTCTGCGCTGCAAGAGACGTTCTGGCATGAGCTGACACACGCCATCCTTGAGAGCATGGACCGCCCTGACCTGAACAACGACGAGAACTTCGTCGAAGAGTTCAGCAGCCGCTTGGCCAAAGCAATTCAATCCGCGAGGTTCTAATGACAATCAAATGGTCGCACTCTGGGCTTAAAGATTACGAGGGCTGCCCTCGTAGGTTCCACGAAGTGAAGGTGCTCAAGAACTACCCGTTCACGGACACCCAAGCTACGCTGTACGGCAAGGAGATGCACGAGGCTGCGGAGTTCTACATCAAGGACGACAAGCCTCTGCCTCCACAGTTTGAATTCGTCAAGGACACACTTGATGCGCTCAAAGCCAAGCCCGGCCGTAAGCTGTGCGAGCATGAGATGGGGGTAACAGTTGACCTGCGCCCTTGTGGATTCAACGACCCGGATGTGTGGTGCCGGGGTATCGCCGACTTGCTCATCATTGACGACGAGAACTTAACCGCTCGCGTGGTCGACTATAAGACGGGCAACAACAAGTACCCAGATCGGGAGCAACTTAAACTGATGGCGCTGATGGTGTTCGCGCACTTTCCACACATCCGCAAGGTCACTGGAGCGCTGCTGTTCGTGGTAAAAAATGACTTGGTCAAGGCCAGTTACTTGCGCGGTGAAGCCGAGGAGTACTGGTGGGACTATCGGGAACGTGTTGCCCGCATTGAGAAGGCACACGACAACGGTGTGTGGAACCCAAAGCCCACGCCACTATGCGGCTGGTGCGTTGTCAAGACGTGCGAGTTCAACAAAAAGAGAGATTGATATGGAGCCCAAGTTTTCGTTGGGGTATTCCCCCGACTTAAAGCACTTGCAGTTAACGGTGCACGACAGGGAGGCTTGCGCCACAACCAAAGTGCAAAATGAAATGTACGCAGCCTTTCACAAGTACCTGCGTAAACTCAAGAAACCTACGCAACCGGAGCAACAACATGGCACAACCATCAAGCAAACGTGACTACAAGCAAGAGTACAAAGACTTCCACGGCAAGCCCGAACAAGTCGCCAGACGTGGTGAGCGAGTAAAAGCCCGCCGCATCATGGAGAAAGAAGGCGCAGCCAGTAAGGGGGATGGCAAAGATGTTGACCACATCAAGCCCCTCAAGAGTGGCGGCACATCAGCGCGAAGTAACCTGCGCATGGCCAGCGTAGCGAAGAACAGAGCCAGTTCAAAATAAAAACCCGGAGAAGTAATGGAAATCATTGACGACAAAGCTGTCGTCTTCAGGACGCGCAACCCAGACAAGTACAAGATCATCCCCAAGCACACAATCATCGAGCGCCTTGATGGTGGGTTTGATGTGGCTGTGTACTGGGGCTTGGATGAGTCGCGTGTCCTGAAGAACCTCGGCGTTAAGAACATTCAGTCGCCCATCACACGGCGATACGACTGGCCCGGGCGGTACAAACCCATGGCCCACCAAGTAGAGACAGCGTCCTTCTTGACCATGCACAAGCGTGCGTTTTGTTTCAACGATCCCGGCACAGGCAAGACGCTGGCCTCGCTGTGGGCGGCTGACTACTTGATGAAGCTAGGCTTTGTGCGGCGTGTGTTGATACTGTGCCCGTTGTCAATCATGCAGTCGGCGTGGTTAAGTGACTTGAACAACAGCATCATCCACCGCTCTGCAATCGTGGCGCACCACTCCAAAGCATCACGCCGCATCGAGATGATTCAGCAAGACTACGAGTTCGTGATCTGCAACTACGACGGGTTGAACCTGATTGCAGACGAGATCATCAATGACGGGCGCTTTGATCTGGTGATTGTTGATGAGGCCAACGCCTACAAGACTGTGACCACCAAGCGATGGAAGACGCTCAAGTCAATCCTCACGCCAAAGACACACCTGTGGATGATGACGGGAACCCCTGCGGCGCAGTCGCCTGCCGATGCGTACGGCTTGGCCAAGCTGGTCAACCCCGAGGGAGTGCCGATGTTCTACACGGGCTGGCGCGATGCGGTGATGCAAAAGCTGACGATGTACAAGTGGGGGCCAAAGCCCGACGCAAAAGACCGAGTGTTCGATGCGCTGCAACCAGCGATCAGGTTCTCCAAAGACCAGTGCCTTGACCTACCGCCAGTGATGACGCTTACACGAGACGTACCGTTGACGGCACAACAAGCCAAGTACTACAACATGCTCAAAGACCAGATGATGGTGCAGGCTTCGGGAGAAGTCATCACTGCGGTCAATGCCGCTGTTAGCCTGTCCAAGTTGCTGCAAATCAGTTGCGGTGCGGCGCTCACCGACACAAAGGAGGTTGTGGAGTTCGATGCTTCCCCCCGCCTTGGCGTGTTGGAAGAAGTGCTGGAGGAGACTGACCGCAAGGTCATCATCTTTGCCATGTTCCGCGCATCCATCGAGACTATCCAGAGGTACTTGACTTCCAAGGGCATTACCAACGAGTGCATTCACGGCGGCATATCTGCCAACAAACGCGCTGATATCATCCATCGCTTCCAAACAGACATCGCACCGCGGGTGCTGGTAATGCAACCACAAGCCACAGCGCACGGCATTACTTTAACGGCGGCTGACACGGTGGTGTTCTATGGCCCGCTGATGAGCGTTGAGCAGTACATCCAGTGTATTGCCCGCGCTGACCGCAAGGGGCAGAACTCCGACAAGGTCACCGTCATCCACATCCAAGGCTCCCCCGTGGAGAAGAAGATGTTCAAAGCACTGAGCGCAAAAGTTAGTGACAACACACTTTTGACCGACTTGTTTGCGCTTGAAATAAATTCTTGAAAGGGGGTTGCAGCATCCAGAAATTCATGTACACTGTCCAACGCTAGACAAAAATATAGGAGAAAGCAATGACTGAAAGCACCACGGAAGCACCGGGGCTCGTAGCAATTCCGCTCGACAAACTGGTAGCTATCCACACAAAGATCAAAGCGAAACAGGAAACGCTTGACGCCCAGCTTGCTGAGCTGGAAGAACAGCGCGAAGAGATTCGCTTGGCGATCAAAGACCAGATGAAGGCATTGGGCCTGACATCGGTCCAGACCTCCCACGGAACGGTGTCGTTGATGAAGAAGACGCGCTACAACACGCAGGATTGGGACTCGTTCAAAGCATTTGTGCTTGAGCATCAAGTCGTAGACCTGCTGGAGAAGCGCATTGCCCAAACCAACATAGCGCAGTTTCTGGAAGAAAACCCCGGTGTTCTGCCGCCGGGTTTGAACTCAGTCACTGAGTTCGACATTCGTGTAACCAAAGCAAGAAAGTAACGTAATCATGAGTAACATCACTCTTTTCAATTCGGCAAACGTCCCCGCATTCGCTCGTAACAACGAGCTGTCTGATACCGCCAGAGCCTTGACAGGCGGCGGTGCGGGGGTAACTACCAAGCGCATCTCCATCAAGGGCGGCGTGTTCCGTCTGGTGGCAGGTGGCAAGGAAGTAGCCGCTATCGAAGACCGTCACCTTGACGTCATCATCGTCCGTGCTGCCCCAAAAGTCAGCCGCATCTTCTACGCTGGCGCATATGACGCCGAAAAGATCGTGCGCCCTGAGTGCTGGAGCAATGACGGCGAGAAGCCAGACGCGAGCATCGAGTCTCCGCAAAACAAAACTTGTATGGGTTGCCCCCAGAACGAAGCAGGGTCAGGTAACGGTAACAGCCGCGCCTGCCGCTTCCAACAGCGCCTCGCTGTTGTGCTGGCCAACAACCCAGAAGGCGATGTGCTGCAACTGACACTGCCCGCTACCAGCATCTTCGGTAAGGAAGAAGGCGACAAGCGTCCTTTGCAAGCCTACGCCCGCTACTTAGCGGCGCAGACACCTCCGGTCAACCCCGAGCAGATCATCACCCGCATGAAGTTCGACACCAAGGCCGAGTCTCCTAAACTGTTCTTCGCGCCTACGCGTTGGCTGACAGATGACGAGTACCCGATCGCAGTGAACCAAGGCGAGTCTGACGATGCCAAGAAAGCCGTGATGCTGACTGTGGCGCAAGCTGACGGTGTGAAAGCTGCACCGATGAAAATCGCAGGCGCACGTCCTATGGGCGAGCTGCTGGACGAGGAAGAAGACGCAGCGATTGCCGCCGAGCGAGCCAAGGCTGCCAAGGCCAAGGCCAAAGCCAAGCCGGTGGTGGAGGATGACAGCGAAGACGAACCGGAAGTGCGCAAGGAGCCTGCCAAGGCTGCGGCCGTACCTGCCAAGAAGTCCAAGCTGGCCGACATCGTGTCCGACTGGGACGACGAGTAATTAAATCGGGGGCTTCGGCCCCCACTTAAAAGGAGAACACAGTGATCGACAAAGCACCCACCGTAGCAACAACTACATACGTAATAAACAACACCACCTATGTGCCGCATTTCCGCAACGTGAACGTGTTTGTTGGGCCGGGATACCCGCGTTCAAACCGTACGTTGTACACCAGCGCTGATCTGTTAGCTGCGGGAGCAACAGCCGTGCCCAAGTTTTTGTGGTCACGTGGCGAACACGGCGCTATCACTGCGGCCAATCCCTAAAGTGACATGGCCTACTCACAAAAAGTAATAGACGATGTGGCGAAGACTCCCAAGTCTCTGGGTAACCAGCTTGGGCGTTGGGCGGTCCATCTGGACTTCCCCGTCACCAAAATCGCATACGCCCTTGGCGTAACACGGCAGACCGTATACAACTGGTTTACAGGCACTGAGGTGTTTGTTGCCTACCGTAACCGTGTCGAGCTTCTTTTAAAAATTATGCAGACCTCAAGCACCGCTGATGAGGCATGGAGAAAAATATGCAAAGAGTACAACCTCAAGCCCTGACCGATGAAGAATTGCTAAACCACATCTACATGGCCAACTACAACGTGCCTGCCGAAGTCGTGCAAGAAATGTACAAGCGCTTTACCAAGCTGCTGGACACCGCCGAAGACGACCTCTCGTAAACCGTTCCCGAAGGACCCCCATGACTCCGCTCGATTTGATGGCGGCGGTTTTGCCGTCTCCGGGTAATGGCTATTACTGCGCGGTAGAACTTTCAAAGAAAAAACAACACGTCTTCGGACAAACACTGGAGGAACTCATGCCCACCGTTGAGAAGTGGGCGCAAGCTGGATACGACACATACTTTGCACTCGGCACATTTGGCACTGACAAGGACCGCACCAAAGACAACATGCACGCCAGCCAAGTGCTGGCCGTGGACCTTGACTGCAACCACCCCAAAGACATCCCTGTGCCGGACAAGCACGGTGAGATGGTCATCAAGGCCAAGTCATATCCGAGCGCAAAAGCTGCGGCGCAGGCGTTGCAGAAGTTCTGTGAGGACACCGGACTGGCAGGTCTGGGCGACCCTTGGCTGGTTCACTCTGGCGGGGGCATCCACGCTTACTGGCCGCTGGACGAGATGCTGTTCAAGGACGACTGGTACGCCTTTGCCAAGCGCTTCAAAGAGATGTGCCTCAAGCACGGGCTGGCTATCGAC